CCCCGAAGACCCTGAAGAACCAGATGACCCAGAAGTCCCATTACCACTTGTACCTGAAGACCCAGAACTCCCACTAGTTCCGTCAGTACCAGAAGAACCAAATGAAATATTAGGAGTACTTGGACTATTAAAATCATAATCAATATAATATGGTTGATTGATATCATTACCTATAAATACATAATCTGTTTGACCAGATACAAATATGTCATTTTGTCCTATTATAAAAGCATTAGTGTTACCACTTCTTACTGTATTATCGTCACCAAATATAAAAATATTATCCATTAGCTTATATTATTATTTTTCCCGAAGATTATTACCCCTTCTTTATTTATATTTATATAGTTATCGTCACCTACTATATAGGAATTAAGCGAATTATTTAAAATATTCCCACTACCTATAACTATTACATTGCTTTTTGGGTCATAAATATTCGTTCTATTATTATAATAAACTGGTGGTGTCACTTCAGTATCACCTTGATAAACTGGATTACCGTCACCATCCAAATATATAGGAGCTGACATTTCGGGTCTTGACATATCAATAACTTTTTGTGGAGGTCTGTCTGTTATAATATTAACATTTATTCTCGATTGATTAGGGTCGTATATTTTTTTCTTATATTTTAAATAATTGTCCGCTAATTTTAATAATTCAATTTTACAGAATGTATTTGGAGACCAATCAATTATTTTATTTATTGTATAATTTGTATTTTTAATTCTTATTGTATCAGCCATACTAAATGCTTTCATTTCAGATACTGGGATATTTATCATATAGGTTACTAACTTACTATCATGGTCCATAATATTATGTAAATGATTAATCCAGTATCTATTTACTAAATTAAAGGGGTTAATAGTATCAGATGTACCACCAGACATATTAATAAAGTAATTTGACATCGTTCCGAAGTTAATATCTAATGTGTCTTCATATGGATCATCTAAGTGTCCAGCATATGGTTGAAAACAATATGTTGTTGTTGTTGGTATGAACCAAAACCCTAAAGTAATATCACCTATTAATGGAAATTCTGGTGGTCTTAATACCATAGTTCTATCAGCTGTTTTTATAGGTATGTTTTTATAGTATAGCGTTCTTGGTTTAAAATCTCTTTCTAAAACTTTCGAATTCGTGTCATCATTTTGGTCTTTTTCGTATATTTTACTAACAATTACTTTAGTATTACTATGATAACCAAGCAATGTTGGAGCAAATATGTTCTTAACTACTATATTATCCTTTGATTTTAGTTCATCATAGACCTTATTTTCACCGTATATCTTACTAAAGTAGTATGTATAATCTTTATTGTATGTGTCGGTATCCACTGTAGGTTCAAAAGATACTGATTTATTTACAATATCTGATAATCTACTAACGTTTTCTGTCGTAATATCAACATAATTTGTCCAATCTCTTAGTGTTCCGCCACTATAATAGTAGTCATTTGTTTCAATTTTTAAATATCTGTCACGATTACGGTCACTATCTATTATTAAATTGAACATTTTTACATATGACATGATATAATCTATCTTCTTTATCTTTTCACCACCGAATATTTTCGACATATCGATAGTATCACCAACGTGTGCATTTGGTTGAAGTTGTAATGGATCTAAACGAAAGAATGATTGTGAATTAGTAGCAAGACCTAAAATAGAAAAAGTTTCAGTTATTTGTGATATAGCGTGTGGTGATGTATATTCTAATCTTTCTGTTACACCTATTTTTACAACATCACCAACTATCAATTCCTTTGTAATACCTACATAAGAAACACCTGAAGTAGCAACACCACCAATTGATAATAGTGAACTTGATGTTGATACTACACTACCATTAACAGCTATAAAACTTGTTATATATTTTTTTGGATTACCTGGTGGTGTGGACGCTGGTATTGTTATATTCAATTGTGAAGTTATTTGATATGTACCAGCGTTTAATATAGTAGTACCAGTAGATGAATGTTGATTTGATGAATCAGTTACTTCATTTGGAAAATTTATAGTTAAGTTACCACTTAAATTAGTAGAATTTGTAGCAATTAAATTTATATTTTTAATACTATTAGATAAAAAATTTACATATACACTACGTGATGTACGTAAATATGTTAATGGACTTACTATATTAGCACCCGTCCAAGGATTTATAAGTTCTGTAAAAGGTGCTGAATTTAAAAACGTACTATCATATTTAAAATTCACACTATCTAATATTTTATCAAATAAATATTTGGTTCTTATTGCTGGTTTTGCGTCTTTTAAATAGAAAATATTAGAAGCATTTGGGTCTGGTATAGAATAATCAATTATTGGATATGTAAACCCGCTTTCTTTTAATGTATACCAGGAACTATTTATAGTTTCCCAGTTAAATGTATGCTGTAATTCACTTACATCTACATCTTTAGATGGATCTTCGTTATCAAATATTAAGTCATCACCACAAGCATCAGCTAAGTTAGCTATTTCACCGAAGAATTCAATATCAAACGTGTTAGTATCACGGTTAATATTAACCAATCTAACAAAACCTTTTTCTATTAATTCAGTTTTGTATAACAATTCAGCATCTATTGACTTATATAAATATCTATCGTTCAATAGGGTATCACTATTAATATCTAATACATTGTTCCAGATGGTCTGATTATTTTTGGTGATAGGTATTGATAACTTTTTACTAAACGAACTATTACGTGACGATATATCCCTTATATCATTTACCTGATATGTTATATTATAAATATCTTCTGACAAATCTAATATTACGTCAAAAGAATCGTTAAATGCTTCTAAATATGAAAAAGAATATATAAAGTTCGAATTAGCCGAAGGTATTATTTCGAAGTTGTAATCATTAAACCCATTAAACGATGAATCTAGATCAATGGTGAAATAGTTATTAAAACCAGTCAACGACACACCACTACAAGTTACACCATTTAATTTAACAGTTATATTTCCACTGACAGCAGGACCTATATAATATCTCCAATTTGGTATTGATATAACTAACCTCATACCTTCTAAAAGATTCGCCGTCACAACACCGATTAAAGAATCCGTTGTACCTGTAGAATGTATAATATAACCGTCATTTAAAGTGCTATATAAACTTTGTTTCCAAACCCACCCTGACCCTAAAACCCACCCATATGTGTTGTGTGAGACATTCCAATTGTTTAGTAAATACAGTCTCTGTTTTTTTAATCTTATCTGACTATCCATTATAATATTTGTGTACTTTTTTGAACAGTTGCTTGAACATCTATTGATACGCTATAAAGTTTATCATCGGTATTATTCTTTTTGTTAAAATCTGTATTAACTATAATATACGGAACAAGATAATCTGTACCATTTACTGTTTCTATTAATCTAACATCCACTGAACTTAACATACTTTCGATAAGTGTTGTTTCGTTGTCATCCAAGAAATCAGAATTTAATGTAACTGTTTCTAATATTTCATTTTTGTAATTAGATAATCCTCTTACTGTTGGTGTTGTATAATTTGGAGTTAAATATTTATCATAAGTTAATCTATTATATTTAATATTAATAAATTTCTTTTTATTGAAGGTATATGTAGAATATCCACCGTGTTCGTTTAACCAAACAGCTTGAATTTTTTCATATTTATTACACTTTGGTTTATATGTTATAGTAACTAATTCTGAATATATTGTAGGGTCTGGTAAACCTCCTATAATCGATTGGATAGTATAATGAGTATATCCTGTTGGTGCTGTTATACCAATCAACATATTTGCTGGACCACAAGGGAAGCTATACATCTTAGAACCTACGGTGGATAATGTCTTATTTTGTGTAGATAAAACAGTAGTGTTATTATAAAATATAAATCTTATAGCGGTAGTTCCAGTATAATTAATGAAATATAACCACAATTTATCTGTTGTATCACAATTGAATTCAGTTACTGGTGATAAATATTTCCCAGTCGTACCAGATTTTATAATATATTCAAATTCACCATAACTTTTATAGTTCGCTACACCGTTCCAATAGAAATTAGTATAACTTGTTGTACCTGTATATTGAGTTACTGGATCTCCATATTCACGCCATATCTTTATAGTAATATTAGCATAACTGGATGTACAATCTTGTAAAACATCTGTGGGTGTATTATATGTTACTAACGATGATATATACTCGGTAGGATTATAATATACTATACCACTACTATCAGTTGTTATCTTAGTTGTACTCTTATATGTGGTGTTATCATATAATTTAAATATCATTTTATAGTTAATATTAGTGAAATCACTATCAAAAATTTTAAAGTTAGCGATATTAGTATCATAAACTCTTACGAAACTTGGTAATATTTGTTGTGGATTTATAGCCATAGCGTTTTTATTTTATTTTAATGCTATTTTAACATCTTCACCAATATCATATGTAACATTTTTACCTATTTCATTGATAAATGATGGTGATTTTAAAATATTTTGTACTGGTTTTAAGAAATTTACAGCGGGTATTCCATCTCTTTGTATCTTTTTACACACTGCGAATGTTATACCGTTTAATTCTTTTTCAACTTTTGGTGATCTGAACTTTGGATTCTTTACTTTTAACCATTTTTTTATAGCTTCGAAGTTAGGAAATGAACCTGGTTTACGTCCAGATAGTACATAATTACCATAATCTTCATAATCAACTGTTATTTTTGATTTGTAATTTGATTTACCAACCCATTTAGCGGATATTTCTGTACTAATACTATTAACAAGACGACCCGTAGCTACCTTTTTGTTCTTTTCTAAGATAGTTGTTATCTCGTAATCTAACTGTTCAGCTAAATCTTCTAAATATTCTTCTAATTTCCTTGTTACTCCCATGATTAAATGAAATTATTTTCACAATTATTAATATATGTCGACCTATCCTTTACTTGAATTAGAACTTCATGTCCACATAATGTTTGGTCATAAGAATCAACAAATGGTGTTAGTACAATATCAAATATTATTTCGAGTTTTTCATCAAATAATAACTTTGTTATAATATCATTTAATACCGCTTGTGATTGATAAACTATTTCATTCATATTAGCGAAATCTTTACCCATACGATCAGCGTAATATAAATAAAAGTTATATGTTAATATTTTTTCACTTCTTACTATATCATCTGGTCTAATATAAACTATTGGAAATTCCACATCTTTCAATAAATGGAGTTGTTCGAAACCAATATATGTATCGTTGACTATAATATGTGATGAACATATATTTTTTAAATAGGTTGTTATATCTTTATAAAGCATCGTGTTAATATTTTATTTTTAGAAATATGTTGACCCGTCTTTCTTACTTTTCGACAATTCTTCAATTTCTTCTTTACTATTTGCTAATATTATATAATCAAATATCTCATATAGTTTCATACTATATATAGTTTTCCTTTTTGTTATATCATTTTGTGCTAAACTCTCTAATAACAGGTACATACCAATATTTTCCTGTTTACTTTTTATCTTGTCTTTATATGTTAAGTTGTCATCAGTGACTGTTTTAACAAATAGGTCCTCATATTGTAAAAGAGCTTCCGTTCTTTTTTGGACAAAAAAAAATATAATGATTGTGCTGTATTATTATCCATATTTTTCTGGATATATTTCGCTATTTTATCCATATTATATTTACCAAATAATGGTCTTAGATATATAGCTATAATATAATGTAATGCTGGGGTAGGATTATCCTTATTAGTTAATAAAATATTTTCAAATGCTGCGTAATTGGAAGCGGTATCATATAATAAATCGGTTTGTATGATAAATATTTTGTTTTTAACCCTGATATATTTCCCAATACTCACCTTTTTGAAATTTTTTACAGATGAAATTAAATCTAATATTTCTTTTTGACTAATATCTGACTTTGTTTTATTAAATATTTGTAGAAATTCATCAACCATAACATCTTCGTCAGTTGTGGTGGACAATATTTCCATTAATTTTTGATATTGAAATAATTTTAATGTCATATTATACTATAAAATTTTGAGCTTCACCGTTACCATCATCAGGAATATTTTGTTTGTGAATCTTTTTTAATTTTTTTATTTCCGTTGTAGCTACCGCTGCTTTAAAGAATTCTTCATTAGTTGGAACTGGTCTGTTATAAAAAGGAACTAACATTCTATATTGCGCTGCTAAACTGTGAAAGAAGCGTTGTACACAACTATTACAATCGGATAATATTTCACCATGTAAAAGCAGGTGGAGTTGTTGTATGACAGGAAATGACTTATTTTGATTTCCTAATATTTCTTTTTCATAAAGTTCGATAAATTTAATTTCCTTATCTGTCATCTGTTGTTAATTTATTTTTTAATCTGACATAAAATTCATGTCGTGCGTATATTATCACATTGTTGAATCTTTTCTTGATTGTTTTAAAGTTAAGATTATATTCTTTGGATATTTGTCTTAATGTTTTGTTATTAACTATATAGTCCTTATACATAGATATCATATATTCATCTTCAGAAAATATTTCATCAATAATATCTAAATATATACCATACATATTTTCTTTTTCTATCTCATATTCTATCTTATCTTCTACTGTTTCACATTGTATATCAGCGTGTGTTCTTGTTTGTTTATAATATACACTATTTTCATCATTACGAAGGTTTCTAACAATAACAGATATAGTTTTACCTAAACAATTATTATTATATCTTACCTGTAACCAATTAATATCTTTATCCATAAGGGCTAAGAAGACAATAGACATCATATCACCACGATGGACTATATTATAATTACGGAATATTCGGTCAAAGTCAACCGTCTTTAATGTATGTTCTATTATTTCTTCTTTTGTCATAGTGTTTATATTTATATATTATTTATTTTTTCATAGTTTTTTCCATTTTATATAAATATCGGTTTAGAACTTTTAGGGTTATATACCCACCACATTCTCATACTTAAAGCATCAGATATACCTGGTGATCTACCTATCATTGATTTTACTTCTTGTTTTGATGTTATTTTTGCTTTAGCATCCTTATCTGTATCTACTTTCTTATGAGCTTCAAGATCTTGACACACCTCATCCCGTAGTAGAGGTTCACATTCAATATAAATATTATTATTATTAAAATATTCCGCTAACTTATAATACATCTGTGTTCTAATATTAATATATGGTTCATCTTTTAATGCTTTTTCAGCACCCATGAAACCTACACAACCTTTTAATAAATCAAAAACACCCTGACCTACACCATTTTTATCCACAATCACATGTTGAATATTTATACTATACTTTGTCATATAAGATTTAACCTTATCAACTATAATATTTGTGTCCATATGTTGGAATTTAAAAATATTTGTACAATTAAAACCATCCCAAACAGTAAAAACGGTGTCATCACCACTATCCATAGCTGGGTCAACAGTTAAATATTTATCATTTGTGAATATTTTTTTGATATAAAAGCTATCCACAATATTCGAATGGTCAAAAAGATTCAATAAATCAGCATCGAAACTCCAATTTCCCAAATAATAAATCTGTTTATTGATTTCACTACCGTTTTTTAACATATCTACATATGAAACAGGTAAATATGGGTTATCTTCACATGTACTTTTAATGAATTTAATATGTGGTGGTAAAGTTTTATCCCTCCAAGGAATATAATATCTGGTGAACACCCAGTTTTTACATGGGTTTGTACACACTAATATCTTTGGAGTTAAGTTATATTTATCTAAATTGTATCTTACCCTTGTTCCAAACAATACATCAAACGCTTTAAGGGATATTTCATGAGCTTCATCAAATATTAAAGCTGTTAATTCATATCCTCTTAATGAATCAAACTCGTAATCGCTTGGATTTTGATATAAATCAAGGAAGAAAACCCTTGAACCGTTTTGAAATTCGAATATATGGGAAGTTCCATTATATTTCACATATTTATCTAACTTATATTTAGATATTAAACTTTGAAATGTTAATAATGTTGTCTTAGCTAAAGATGTGAAACGACTTCTACATATAGCGTAACGTGTGTCAGGATACCGTAAACACGATATTATTACCCAGTTACAAGCAAGATAACTTTTTCCACCACCCGAAGACCCTCCATACAGAACCTCCCTTACATTTGGATCGTCTAAATATTTGAATGCTTTATGTTGTTTGGGTGTTGGTTCGAATCGTACTGACAATTTATTTTATTAATTTTTGGTCAGATAAATCTTCATAATCATCATCTGGTAAAATATTATCAGGTTTAACATATTGAATATCAATAGGTTTGATGATATTGATATTTTGTTCATCAGCATACATATGTTTTGCTTTATTCTTTAGGTAGAATATTTGAGCGACCACATTTCCTTTTTCTATATTTTTTAAAAATGCTGATTCTACAAAATCTACCTGATCTTTTTCCACATCTTCACATCTTTTCTTGAAATCAGGGTAGTCACGACACCAATTGAAATGTGTAGCCCTGTCTATCCCAGTCATTTTACAAGCGTCTCCTATTATACCTCTACATATTTTAAAATTTTCAATAAACTTATCTTGTGTAGCTAATATTACCGCTTTTGATTGATTTCTTTTCATATTGAGAATATTTAATATTTATTTACTTCTTTTTTAAAGAAAGTATGTCTTTCTGTTGTTGTTTTTTTATCTGATTCATCAATTCGATATCACTTATATCTTCCCGTTGAATCTTCCTTATCTTTTCTATTGGATCATCAGATATGTATATATGTTCCTGAAATTCACCACGTTGATATAACCCACGTAATTGCTCCATATTTATTTTTGATCTTGCTAACTGTTTTGGGTTGTAAACGTAGTTACTTTCATATATTTTTTGGAATGTATTAAATATCCAATTATCATCCAAACAACCAGTATCATATTTTTGCTTATACTCAACTATAAGAGCTAATTTGTAGTTATCAATATATGGTATTGGAAGTTTTAGGTCTTCTTGCTTATTACATGACGAACACATTATGTTAACATTATTTTTTTAAACTGGTTATATTTTTGCTGAAGCAGTTCAGTCCTGTTATTGCTTTGTTGTATTTCTTCACGGTAGTGAAAAACCAGCATTTCGTAAATATAATTTTTTATCATATTAATATATAGTATTTTTTAAATCGCACTTTTTTCCATTTTATCGGTGTAGTATATATTTCGCAATATACTCATACGACATAATAAAAATTTAGCTCTACGTATCTTATTTTTAACAACTTGTTCAGGTATATTTAATTTTGCTGATATTTCTTTCATAGACATCTTATCTTTATATTGACAGTTTATTACTTCAGCTAAATCTGGTCGTAGACGCATTATAGCTTCTTCTAATACACTTTTATAGTCAAGTGATGTTATGCTATCACTAATGTCTTGCGTTGATTGTAGGTCAGGAATATCATCCGTATAAGTTAATTGTAATTTATTTTGTGCGTTACGTATAACTATGTTCTTTATAATATACATTAAATATGTTATTGACTTCGATAAACTGTTGTTATAAGTCGGTGACAAATATAACTTCAATATAGCTTCCTGTATAATATCTTCATCAATGAACCCGTATCTGGTGTACATTAAGTGGTGAATCAAATTCATTCTTGTGTATATGTAATCAATTTCCTGTGGAGTCATCATAGTTGTATATAGTATTTTTTGTGTGAATGTTTTCTTCGGAATTGAAATCAATGACCTTTTGTTTAATGTTTTAATTAAAAGATTAAACAACAAAAGGTAAATATATAGGTTGATCACCAAGTTTTTTCTTTTATTTTATCTTTCATTCCTTTTGTGTTCCACCAATTTTTCATATATATACTGAAATCTTGGTGGAACACAATTTAGAATGAAACTGAAGCAAAAATGGTTAAGTACTTTATTATCAGTTACTTAACCATTTCCTTATTTAGAATCTGTTGTGAATCATTTCACAATGAAATTAATAATCGTCTTCTGGGGATTTTTTGAAGGAAAGATACCAGTGGTTTTTTTATTAAAATTACCACCATCTTTATGACCTTCACTTCGTCTTTCTTTTCTATAACTATTAACATCTCTATGTCTATCTTCAGATTTTTCCACGACTTGAATATAGTTACCGTCTTGAATAAGCAATATCTGATAATTTATTGTTTCATATTTTCTAAATTTTTCAGGTATAGTAAAAAAGTTTAAAGTATGGTAGCTATTTTTCATTCTAAAGTATTTTTCAAATTCCTTTTTTTCTTCTTCAGTAAACCCAACAATGAATACATATTTATTTAATTGATCACCCCTAAGTATTCTACCTATGTTTTGTGTTATGATACTATTAAATCGATTAACAACTTTATGTTTTAAAGTTTCTTCGTCATCATTAATATCCCAATGGAAAGAAAATAAAGGGTTATATGCTTTATTACTTAGAGCAGCAAAATCACAGTGACTAATATTACTACCGACACTAAGTATACCGTGATGACCAGTAAATATATTTTTAGGTATGGTATCATTAAAGTTAGCTACTTTACTTGTACTAACGAATGCTTTAATATCTTCGTTATATACTGTACGGGATTGTAATTTATCACCGTTTATAGATTGACCAAAAATAAAATAATCATCTACTTCCTGGAAATCGGGATCTTTGAAATAGTTTTTAACATCATTATCATTTAAAAAGAATATACCTTTCATATTTGAAAAACTTTTTAAATATTTATATGTTTTCGCTAATGGTTTATCAATAAATAACACAGATAAATTATATACCTTAACATCTACAGCATCCATTTCTTCGAAGTTGAATTCATAGTCAGATAAGCAAGCTATCATTTTTTCTTTGTCGTCATCATTTAAAGTAGCGGATAAAAAATCTATTTCACAAGCATTATCAAGAATATGTTTTAGCATATACATTTTAGGAAAATATATAGTTTCGACTTCGCAAGCTCCACGTGGAAATATAGTTTTACCTTGATCATTAACGGTAAGGTGATGTATAAATCCCTGACAACAATTAGTAGCGATACCTTCATAAACCATTTTATCATATGTTGTATTTAGGTCTTCTTTTTTAATATCAGGTAATAAGTATAATCTACAGGTTATTTTACCATCTTTATAATCTATTTCTTTAAAGTTAGTAAATAATCTTTCATCGAAGTTAAATATATCTTTATTATAATTATTTTCTCCAAATAAATCTTCTGGTACAATAGAAGTTTCTTGTTCTATTCTTTTTAATTCGTTTAAAGTGATATCAGGTCTTGGATAAATTATACTATTGTGAAAATTATCAGTTTTTGTTTTTAATGTGTTCTTTGTACATATACAAAAACTATTAGGATTACCACCCATAGCTGGACAATCAAATTTAGCCGTTTTATTAGCTAGAAAGCTATATTTGGGACAATGGTATGTCGGTGAGCAGTTCGTCCCACTGGGGTCTTCTTTATAGCGTACATTGCGATATATTTCGTGGTCGGCCTGAATTATACTAGCACTTTCGTCTATCACCACTTTAATAGTTTTATTAGCAGCTTTAAAATCTTTAATATGTTCAAACATTTCATCTTCCATACCACGATTGTATAATCTTGCTGTAGTAGTAATAAGCATATTTACTTTAGACATATCTTGTGGTATGAATTGTTTACCTTCCATATCTAATCTGTAGATACCTAAAGCACGTAGATCTTTTTCCGATTGTGGAAATTGTTTTATAGGGTATCCTTCGTCATATAATTGATTAAATATTGTTTTACCATCACGACAGAAATCATTATCATAAAGATACCTCATACATTTAGTAATATCTTCTTTATTATTACCACAACTAAATAAAGATTTTTGTCCAGTATAAAGTGATGCTATACAATTCTTCAAATATTCCCATGATTTACCACCACCAGTTATACTATTCACTACATTAATAATCTTCGTTTTGGGTTTATCAACTTGCTTAATAGCGAAAGGAATAGCAATATCAACATCATCAATATATATCCCACATTTTTTCATTGTACTAATAAGTGGAATGTGTTTACCATCAATAGGTGGTTTAATTTTAGCTATAGTATCATAAAATGTTTTATATGATGATAACTTTTGAGTAAATCCGCCACCAGTACGATAATATTTCTGATAGAATTGATAGAATATTTCAATAATTTTATCACTATCTTCTTTAGCATCTTCATATAATATTCTATTTAAGCTATACAATATTCTACTATTATAACTATGAAACATATCTTGAAATTCAGTATGGTATTCTTTTTCTAATTCAAGAAAGTCAATATGTTTATATGTATGTGAAAGTCCTACTGATAAAGGAATAACAGGTTCTATATATTCAAAATCATTATATAATGCTAAAGCATCGTAATTAACAAACGAACCAGTTTTTCTATAATAAAAAGTAACTTGTGATACCCTACCAGCACTATCATCAAAGAATAAAGGGTCGACATTAAATCGATCACAAATATGTTTTTTAACTAAATTATAATTGGATAGGTGTAAGGCGGTAATAAAATCCTGATATTTATCATCTAAATCTTCTGAATATTCTACACCGTATAATTCTTTGTTCCTATTATATTCGCTATCTACTAAGTAAAAAGCTCTTATACCTTTACCAGATTTTGATAACCCAGCACTTAAACAGTAGCTATCATTTTCTTTTAATAAGTCAACGAATTGTTGTAGATTATTAATATGTAATCGATCACAAAATTGTTCAATTAATTCGTCTCTATTGTCAGCGTGAAAATCGATGTCAACAAATACCCTGTTTGGAATATCTAAATCGACTTTTCTTTTTCCTTTCCCTATTCTATTATGTATAACAAAACAACATTCGTGTCCAGGTCGTAATTCTTTATCATCTGTTTGTATTTCGTCAAAAAAATCGTAAGCATCATACTCTTCAGGTCCAAGTACTGCGCCATCTTTTTCGAAACCTAAAATATAATAACCGTCTTTATCTGGATTATAGTAGTGTTCTTTACATGTCCATTTTGAAAATGTACAATTGTCTAACATTATTCATTGTCATTCTTTTTTGTGAAGAAATGAATATGTATTACTTCTTCAATGTGTTCACGTATAACCCTAGACATTTCAGTATTAGTATCATCACAATATGTACTAAATAATTTAAGCACGTTTTCATTAATTAGGAATGAAAACAATCTGGATTCGCCCTTTACTACTTTGGGTCTTCCTCTACCGTCTACTTTTCCACTTTTGGTTAATTTAGTTTCTTTTTTCATGGTGTTAATATTATTTTTATTTGTATATATATAAAAAAAAATATCAAAGTTTACACGATTTTGGGCTGGATATATAGTATATATTACATATGTTATTGATAATTATGTGATTAACCACCTTATTTGGAACCATTATTGATAACGATATACTGTAAACTTTTTTATTTTTATATAATATAATAATAAAACAAATTAAATTATATGAAAAATAAAAAAGATTACTTTATTGATAATGTATTAATAAAGAGAGTACAGTTTAGTAATAACAAAGCATATTTCTATAGTTCCGAAAGGTTTCTATTTTCAAAGTCCTTTGATTTTACTGTTACAGATGAAATATTTTATGATACTCTAAAAGATTTTGATGGTGATGAATATGATATTTATCTAAATAAACTAAGAAAGTACTTCAATGGTAATAGCATTGATTATAAAAGGATATATAAATCTTTTGAAGCAGGTGGATTAACAATTTAAAAAATAAAAAAATAAATAAAATTATGAAAAAAGAAAACAATTATGGCTTACCAATTTTCGAAATGGAGATTGAAGAATTCTTCTACGATGAAGAAAAAGGAAAAATGACACTATATGTATATGGTGATGAAATACTAAAAGTAGAGGAGTATAATGGACTAAAAGATTCGGTATCATTTTGTGGAATAGTACACAGAACAGAAAATGGTGATATAGATGTTAATAAAACATTAGATAATTTATACGACCCATTTTACCCAAAAAACTTATCACCATCTGGATTTGATAATCCTAATAATAGGGGATTTAATTGGGTAGCAATTCACGAATGTAGAAAAGTTATACGGGAATGTCTCCAAAAAACTGATAAAATAAATTATATAAAAGGATCTTATGGACTAAAACATATTTTAGAAAATATAATTTCATATGATACTAAGTATGGTAAAAAATCATATGTTTCTAACGGGGAAGCTATAATTGCTATGATAGCAGAAGGTTTTGAATATGAACAGAATGGTATTAATGCTCATTTTAATATTAACACTGGTGGTATACATCATATACAATCATTAAGAAAAGATATCGATCAGAAAAAGGTTATACAAGACGCATTTATGACTGGCTGGTTTAAAAAAGCTGTATGTATAGCAGATATAGATGATTTTAAAAAAGGTCAAATGTATAGGTATAAACCAGGGCGCAAAACAATATTAGGTTCTATTTATGAAAAAAGACCTAATTATAAAAATTTCGAAACAATAGAAGAATTAATGAAATATTTTCGTATTATTTCATAAAAATTAAAATAGAAAAAAGTGAGAAAAAAACCTTTATATATACTAAAAAATAAATAAACAATTATGAAAATAAAATTAATTACACACGACAATTTGAAAGAACATTTAAAAGATAAAGTGTACGAAGCGGTGGGTGATGAATATTCGGCTGAATTTACTGACGATGGTAAGACATATCGTGTAGCAGCTCGTGAATTCGAAATAATCAATTTAGACAACTTTAACCCCGAAGTTAAACAATCTATCAAGTCGGAATATAAAGTTCCTACAGAAGCAGAAAAAGAAGCTTTAAAGCGTTTCCTTGATGAATGTGAAGCGTTAGAAAATTTAAATCATGAATAATATGGATAAATATAAAATTAAATTAGAACAATATATCTTACACATAAAGAATGGTGATATGATAAATCAGCTATCAGTAGATTGCTTTGATGATATGTTGACTAATATGTATATAATAGATAACATGTCATGGGAAGATACCAGCCATCTATACACAACAAAGTTACTATATAATCTGGGTGACGAATATGAAGTACATCGCTTAAACGTCATCCGAAAAGACGTGTATAAAAAATTAAGAATGATGGGTATAATCCAATAATAAACACTGTCGTATAAAGCAGTACGTCTACAAAAGGAGGTGCGGGTGAAAGACCAGCCAGTGTTTTTTTAACAAAAAAATTTTTTTTATTCGGAAATATGTTTTATCTTTGTCGAATAATTAACAAAAAAAAAAATAAAAACTATGGAAACAAAAATGACTTATGATGAAATTTTAGAAAAAATAATGAATGATCTTGGTTATGAAAGTGTTAATGACCAAAAAATGTGGGACATGTTAAATGGAGCATGGTGCGATATATGTTGTGTCGAAGGTACAGTAGAATGGGCGGATTTCACGATCGAGGAATTTGTTAAAAATTGGTATTACACACAAGATTATCAGGATTTAGTTGAGAGTTACAACGAAACTGTCGCACATATGGAACAGATGCGATAATATGATTGGGGTTCAAATTGTGAAGAAGAAAAAAGACAAAATGAATATTACAATTCATTAATAAAGGAAAATAAAATTCAAACTATTTTAGAATATTTTTCTGAAAATGACTTTGCGATAAATGTATATGATGTCAAAAATAATAATGAAATAGAATTAGAAATTCAAGTTAATAGTGAAGATGTAAATAATAACTATGGCGAAAGAACATTTTTATATGAACTTACTAACGATCTTTCGAGTAAAAATGAAAAAGTAGATATAGACGAAGTATTAGCCCATATTTCTTTTAAACAAATAATTAACAACCAATGATATGGTATATTAGAAAAAATGAAAAAAAAATATAAAATTATGAAAAAATTAATGTTTATTTTAGTATTAGTAGTATCTGGATTCTTTTTCAGTTGTGAAAAAGAAGAAAAAGTTGACTGTAATGAAAAGTACGGTAAAGCGATAGAAACCGCATCTACCTTATACAAACGTGGTGTAATAAGCGAACAGGAATATATCAATAGATTAAAGTTAGCCGAAAACCAAAGAATCGCTTGCGAAAAGAATAATTAAAAAATGGGAAGAAAAAAAGGATTTAAAGTTTCTGAAGAAACTAAAAGAATAATTAGAGAAAAAAATACTGGTTTAAAAAGATCTGAAGAAACTAAAAGAAAAATATCTTTGGGTGTAAAGGGTAAATATAGAACGCCCGAATCATTTGAAAGAATAAACAACGATGGCTATATTTTAATATTCATTGGTGGTAAATATATATTAAAACATAGATATATATGGGAACAATATAATGGACAAATACCAGAAGGATATGTTATTCATCATATCGATGAAGATAAAAGTAATAACAATATTGAAAATCTAAGAATGATGCTATGTGGTGATCATAGTATATTACATCGGAAAAATAAATCATTTAATAATTTAAAATCACGGAAAATATATCAAAAAGATAAAAAAACAAAAAAAATTATAAATATTTTTGATAGGTTGAGTGATATAAAAGAATATAATATTAGCTGTATATCAAAATGTTGTAATAATAAAATGAAAAGTTATAAAGGATTTATTTGGTCTTTTTCAGAAATTTAACTTTTTTCCAGTTTTTATATTTAATATATAAAAATAAACAAAGCACATGAAAACAGCAGATGAAATCATAAAAGAGTTAGCCGAAATTAGGAGTAAAAAAGAAACAATAACGGAAGTGAACAGAAAGTTGGATGAAATAATAAAGATATTACAACACTTAATAGCCATAAGTGAATAAAAAGGTTGGTGGTGTATAAAAGTGTCGACTACTAAGTTCCACCACCGCCTTTTTAAAAAAATAATAACAAATAAAATGTCACAAAATGAAATTACAAATGTAGCAAGTTACATCGGTGAAATGGGTAAGAAATTATTCCCTAACAACGAAGAACAACGCACCGAATGGTGTATACGTACAATTGAATTGTACCTAAAAATAACCGAAAAATAATGAAATTTATTTACGAATATATGACACAATTCGATGATGGTGAAGTGTGTATGTTAAGTGTATATCAGGAAGAAATAAATGGCGAAAGTAGATACTATTTATATGTAACAGACCCATATGGTATAATGTGGGTAACAAATGAATTAACATCAGACCAGGTACTTGAATTCGTAGAAATGCGCAGTAAAAAAGAATATAAATGCGCAATAACTGATGAACAAAAAAACAATTTAGATAATCTTTGATATATTATTTAAAAAGTTATGGATAATTATTACAAACGCAACAAAGAAAGATTAAAAAATAAAGAACTTCAGAAATATTACGAAAACAAAAATAAAGTGTTAGAAGCATACGAAACAAAAGAAACAGCTAATATGTTGCTAACATTAGTTTATTTTGACACTGAAAAAGAATATAAAACAGCCATAATGACAGCAATAACAAACGATGATATGGAAACAATAGCATTAAGGGGTTTGGCTGGGTATACTTACGGAAACGGTACACAGTGGCGCAAGTTACTAAAACGATACGGGTGTGCTATAACAGAAGGAAAGTGGTTCATTCTGTATAAAAGAAATAAAAGTAAAAATGACAACAAATGATGATTTATTATATCAAATAATATTAAGCGGTGGCTTCGGTTATAGGACAAAAAAATTAGATAGTATGTTCATTAATATGTCAGCAAGCTTCGTTACACGCTTTACACCGCCTTTTAATGATGCTAAAGCAGATTATGTCCACACGGCTTATATTGCTTGTGTAAGGGGCTTAAAATCATTTGACAGATTAAAAGCGCAACCATTCCCATTTTTTTCAGAGTGTATAAAGAGGGCTTTTTCAGCGGAATATGCTCAATTAATGGATACAGGATACGCAAAAAAGTACAAACGTGATTTCGAATATGTACATAGTTATAGTAATTTATAATTTACACCGAACTTTACACCGAACATTTAATAAATAAAGTATGAAAATCGTGAAAAACATAGGAGTAATAATATTTATATTGTTACTTCTTTTTTTTGTTATCTTTTTTTTGAGGTATTGATTTAGGATTAACCTTTGGGGTTTCCTTTTGGGTCTTCTGGTTTTTCTTTTTCTTCTTCGACATTTTCTGATAATTTATTTTTTGTGATTATCCCGAAAGATTTTTTTATCATAGCATATATTGATTTAAATATATTTGTATTAAATATAGTGTCCATATTTTCAGCACCAGATTTAGTTTCAGCTAATAATATCAACCCGAACCCGACTTTTGTTATGGGGACTAATCTACCGAATAATACAACTTCCAATGAATATAAAACAAGTAAAAATAAGCTATATAATAACAATTTATAAATACTTCTGGACATTTTACGTGATAATATGGGTTCTTTTCTTTTCTTTGATGCTAATATACCTGTAATAAAATCAAATATAATAACTAAAACTAAAACATGTCCCAGCGTAGCAATAGGAGCAAAGAAAGCAGCAAATGCTATAAGTAAAGCAGCATATAATGATTTTATACTGTTAAATATAAACATCTGTGTGAAGTAGTAAGAAAGTAAAGAATAAAGTTCCATATTATTTGGTTTTTTTTTTTAATATTTAATATTTGTGTGGAAGAAATCAATCATATTAGTCAATAAAGTCATAGCAACATATGCTATAATAGCATAAGAAATAGAAAATGTACATATTAATATCAACCAAAAACTCATACATATACTACAATTAAAAATCTTATGTATTGCTTTATAAATATTATCGATATATTTATTTTTAGAAATTAAAGTTCTATTATCACCAATCCCAAGATGTTCTTTTATCCATATAACTAATGGGAAATCAGTTGTTGTTAAAATATAACTGAAGCAAAATAATGTAATTAGTTCTATTATCATAACGCATATATTTTTGTATTTGGTAACATAGGTTGTGTTCCTGTATTATTATAGTTATTCAACAAATATATAGGATAATCATTACTGTGATTACAAATATAAATTGACATTTCGGTTTCTAAAGATGTTATTTTAGATTCCCAATATCTTCTTTTCTTTTCTATTGCTTCGATATCAGCAGCATCACTGTTAGCACTTGTTTTAACCCTCAAACCACCGTTTTCCAATTGGTAACTAACTTCAACAATAAGGTCACAATATACACGATACGCTAATATACGTGTGATATAGTCATCCATGATAATTTTATTAGCTACTGTAAGTGTATTAGATTGCGCTTGTGTAATAAGTTCATTATACCACATTTCACCAACTAAGGGTTTAATTTTAGTTAATTGATTATCTAAAATAAGCGGTTGAAAATATGCGCTATCGATATTTTTAATTGAAGGTATAATAAGTTTTACGCCTTGTTCATCTATAAACATATAATTATTCATTATCATTGGTTGATTTTTTATAACGAACTACAAATTCGTTCTGGTTTATTGCTTGTGGTTCTTTAAATAATGTCATATCTTCAAAATGATATTCAGACAATGGTGTTATCAATTGTTTATTTATACTATCAAATATTTCTAAAAATCTCGCACGAATAGTGTATACATGTTCATTCATATATTTTTCATATTGTTCTATTATACTATTTCTATCACCTAATTTTCCTGGTGTTTCAAGACCTGCTAAAGCAGGGGAAGCACCATGTGACGTGATGATATTAGCTTTATATTCCTGAATAAGATTTAAAAATTTCTGATCTTCAGATTCAGTATTAAATTTTTCAACAGTAGCTGCGTTAGCTGCGCTACTATTCCATTGTACCATAGCTAAACTATCACTGTTAGGTCCTAAGAACTTTTTTAATTCCTTAGCAGTTTCAACTTTTACTTCATCAGCAGTATCTCCATCATTAAAGTTTATTAATATATTACCCATAAAACCATTCGAACTTAAATTTTCGTAATAACTTAATATATTTTGTTCTGTTTTTATTGATTTTAAAGCACCTATATATTGTGGTAATGGATAGTAACTTAATGATAAGGGTGTTGTGTGGAAATATACAACTTGTGTATTTTCTGTACCATCACCGCCAAAAACCTGTAATTGTATAGCATTTTTCATATTATTTTCATGTCTATAGTTACTCCAATCTGCTTTATAGAACATAGTTTTAAGCTGGTAATTAAAAGGGTCAATATATGCTATTCTTAACTTAGTAGGATCGATATATTCTATACCTAATATTGCTGTATGTTCAATATTATACTTTACTATAAATGCGCCACAACCATATAAACTATAATCAAAGAAAAAGTTAATAAATACATCATTTAACTTCATTTCTTTAATTTTGAACTGGTCTATTTCGCTGTTAGCAGTTAATCCGTTCCCGAATAACAACCTACTATAATTATTTACCATAGCACTATGGGTAGATGTGTTCAAATAATAATATTTTAGTTCATCATAAAAATTATCTTCCCTGTTTGTTTTAAAAAAACCTTTACTTTTTACATACTCAACCTGTAATTTCACTATTGGTTCTTTATCAAATTTCATTACTTCCATATTTATTATTATTTTTTTTATATCTATATATAGTATTTATATTAAATGATATTATGAACAAAAATTTGGCGGTAACAATGAAGTTAAACCATATTTTGTAGCCATATAACATATTAAATTTGTTCTTTCAGTTGTAGATACTTGTTTTTTATATCCAACTATTTCAACTATATTACCACCTAAGAAAACATTTGGAGTATCTACTTTTTGAAATATATGTAAAGTAGCGTTTGCTGGATTAAATAAACTTGTTATACCAGATTCTACTGATGTAGTGAATGTTCCATTACAGCTAAGATAATCACCATAAGGGTTTAGGTCGTGATGTGATAAATATATAATATTCCAATTGTTTGATGTAGTTAAACCATATGTTATTACACCGTTATCATAAAATGTTATAGTGTTTCCAGATTGTTTTAAATATATACCACCACCATCTACTGTATTTGTATCAAATATATACCCATCAGATACGCCAGAATAAACCACAACTATAGTGAAACTGTCGTTACCAGATAATCCAGTGTCTGATATATCCATAAAGTCTATACCATCAAAAAGTGCTGCTGGATACCCATTTAATTTATTAGAATATACACGTGGTTGTAGTAACCCAGCTAATTGTTCGGCTTTACGGTTGTGACCACTTGCGTCAAGCCAATATTGTATTTTAGAACCGTCTGGTATAGCTGGTAAAGTAGCTGGATTAAGCCAAAATAAGCTATCTGTTATGCTTAAAGGAGTAAATGAACCCGATGTACCACCAGTACCTGAAGTTCCAGATGATCCTGAAGTTCCAGAAGTACCCGATGATCCTGATGTCCCAGATGATCCGCTACTACCAGACGAACCACTTGACCCAGATGTTCCAGACGAACCACTTTCCGTATATCCTGTTGGAATATCATAACTATAACCAGTATATGTATAAGTATAACCAGAAAAATTAATAGCAGCATCACCTTTTTTAATTATACATAAACCGTTGTCAACTTCGGTATTGTTATAATATAAATAATATTTATTTTCACCTTTCATTTCATTTAAATACACAAAACTATTATTTAAATCTTCAAACGCAATATGATCTACTGGATATAATAAAAATTTATTAATATCAGGTCTGTTACTTATATCAATTAATCGGATAACTTTCTGTGTATTTTTATTTTCATTCAATATCTTCATATAAAAATATGATCCAGTTAATCCAGAACAAGCAGTTGTTGCGAAATATGTTGACGGATAATTTATATCTAATATTATCATATTTATTTTCTTTTTTTAAAAAAGGGTGGTATAGATTATACCATACCACCCTTTAATTTGTTATTATTTACTTTAATAATATTATGCTACTACAATAGAACTGATATTAACTAAATTTTGATCTATAATATAAGCTGGATATGTTTCGTACCCTACTAAATTAATTGTTAAACCAGCCATATCTTCTATTGCTACACCGCTATCTACACTTGATGTATCTGCTTCTAAACCAAATTTCTTACCGAAAAGCAATAATCTATCATTTCTATCCTGAACAATTGCTATAACCTTACCAGCGCACAATTCGTAGAATAATTTTAATTCATCTACATTAGTACCCATAAGGACAATATTAAGTGTTTGTTTCATCGATAAATTACCGTTAGCAGCACCAACATTCTCAATTTTATACGAAGATTTACCTTGTTTCAATTGATATTTATAGGCGAAGCCTGATGTATAACCGCTTTCAGTTAACCCCGAAATACCAGTTATCATTGTACCTGCGGTATTAAGTGAAAAACCTGTAGTCGTACCAGTTGTATATATACTGTCATAATTCATTAAATATAAATAACTTCCAAATCCACCAGCACCTTCGTTACAAAATACTGATTTACTGATTGTTACTCTTGGACATGTTGTGCTCATTTTATTTTATATTTATTTTTTTAATTTTATTGTGTTTAGTATAAAAGATGGTGTTTTAAAAACACCATCTTTTAACTACTTTTATTATCATATATTAGATACAATTTGATCCAACCAAGCTATTTGTACTGATTGTTTCCATTCAACGTTAACATATACGTTGTTATCATTACCAGCACCTTCTTTGAAATATACATTAGAATATTCGTCATTTAAATCGACACCATAGAACATATTAGATTTTTCTGCGATTATGATGTAATTAGTACCTTCTAAGCCGTATTGAGGTTTAAAAGAAAGATTACTGTGGAAAGGGTGTGCCTTTTTAGTATTATCTAAGTAGAATGGAGCTGCGCTATATTTAGCAGCCCAACCTTGGATAAACAACATATACAAAGTGTTGCTTAAATAAATGTTAAGAGTTTTACCTGCTATTGCTGCTGGAAGAGCTAATACCATAAGGTTGATTTGTTCAACGATATTTGATACAGTTAAAGCAGTTGTTCCAGTTTTAACGTGTGATGTGCTACCAGACAATATGCTGATGAACCCATTGCATAGGCCATAAATTCCAGAACCTGTGTCAGTATTACCTTGCCATGCTATTAATTCAACGTTGTTTTTGATTATATTACCTAAACTGGTTATATATGTATTAGTTATAAATTCTAATTCCATATAATGTGAACCTGCTGGTAATTTTTCTGCGGTGAAGTACGCTTCTAAATCTTTTACACAAAATTTATCATAAACACCTAATTTACAAGGAGTTAACAATCTTTGTGTAATAGCAGTAACACCACTTGCTGTAGGAGAACAACTTTGTGTTTGAACTACAACGGTAGGTGAAAAAAGGTTAACTGCGGTTGGCATCTTAACATTTGGCATCACTGTTACGCTATCATATAACGATTCAGGAGCTACGCTTTTAGCGAATAATTCACCAGTCTGTCTTGTGTAGGAACTTAAAGTCCCCAATGAAAATCCATTTGCCATTTTATTTTAATTATTTTTTTATTTTTTATATTTATTAAGAAATCTTTCATAATCTGTGCTTTTATCTTCGATTTCTATTTTTTCGAAAGCTTTACTTCCGTCAATTTTTGTGATTCTATCGTTAATTTCAGTTTGAAATTTTTCGAAAGCATCTTGTTTTGAAAATCCGCCAATCATTTCTTCAATTTTTAACATCTTTTCATTTAATACTTTTACTTCTTCTGTTAAAGTATCTACCTTAATTTGTAAATCTTCAGATTTTTCAGTTTCAGTTGGTTCAACTTCAACTTCAGTTTCTGGTTCTACAACCACTTCTGGAACTTCAGCAAGTTTTTCGTCATATTTAGTTTTACAGATTGCGTATGCTTGTTCTTCATCACCAGCTTCGCCAGCGTCCATAACACCCTTAATACATTCACTAATAAAAACTTTTTCTTCTTCAGTTTCAAATTTGATTTCTTTAATTTCGAATTTTTTCATATCATCTTCTTTTTTTGGTTCGAATATTTCGACAATTTTATTACCAACTGTTCTAAAACTATATCCATTATCTAAATCCCATAAATCATCTTTTATAGGGACTAAACCGTCTGGACTTTTAATAAAAACTTCGGTATCTTTCTCGAAATCACCCTTACATACTATTTCAGCTCCACCCCTTAATATGAGGATTTGTTCGAATACGTAAGTGTTCGTTACTTTTTTAAATATTTTTTCTATAAAATTCATGAAATATATTTACTTTTTTGTATAATTATATAGGTTATATATAATATAATTGTATTTTTAATAACTTATTTCCACACTAAAGCCCTTAACTATACGGTTTTTAATATCAAACCACAAGCTTTTATCTAATATACGGTAGTTCATATACCATATATTATTACCATTTTCATCTTTTTCTATCCAAGATTTTCTTAAATATACTTTTTTGCTAACATCTATGTCACTATGACCATAAGTTAAAGTACCAGACATACCGTATTGATTAAAAAGATATTCAACAGTTTTATTATCGAACATAATATATCCTATACCTAAATTTAAAGCATTACCACGTAATATTGCTTGGTTTGCTATCATAACAGGACCTTCTATTATCATTTCATTATCATCTAAATTATCAGAAAATAATTCCATATCGAAGTTTACGGTACGAACTTTTTTAAGATAATGGCGACAATTATAAAGTACACTATCTAAATTATATCCATATGTTGGAAATTCTGTGAAAAAACTATCTTCACTTTCAATAAAACCAGGACCAGCAGCTGTCCACGATCTAATATCGTCTTCAGTGAATCTTTTACCAGCGTGTTTTTTACAATGATCGTGACTATTATCTTTTAATAAAGATTCACCAGCAAAATCTGGTTTTAAAACATATTCATATAAATCCTGTTTCTTTTCTTTCTTTTTGAAATATTCGAAATCTGTTTCGATTGCTGGTAAACTAACCACACTATTTGCTGTTATAGTTAAATTTGGATATTTATCTATAGTTAAATAAGCAATAGTTTTTTTAATATCTTCTGTTTCCATGTGTTTATATAGTATTTTTATGTAAGCGTAGCATAAGCTTCTATTCTACTTAAATCTTTTTGTACTTGATTAAGTGATTGTACTGGAATTACAATTTTCTGTTTACTTGTAAGATCAATAAGTTGTTGTAATTGTGCGTTCATTATATTTAATTCATTCACATTATTATTACCACCGAAATTATTACCACCTACACTTGTATTTAATGAACTTAATAAATTAAAATATTTTTCAGTAGCTCTATTAGACATCAATGCTTCTGGACCTGCTTCACCAACTATACCATTTCTATAAAATGTTTCATCTGTAAATAAAGTACCTTTAGCATATTGTGGAGGCTTTTGTGCTTTTACAAATCCAGCTTGTATAATACCTTGTGCTGCTGCGAAAGCAGAAAATGGTAATCCGAAAGTTTCTGGTGTCTTAGCAATAGCACTAATAACAGCTAATGCTGTTTGAATAGTAATAAGTTTTATCTTTTCTTCTTTTTCTAATTCAAATGCTTTTTTCTTAGCAGCTTTTTGTTTACGTTCAACTTCTTTATCTAATGCTTCTTTTCTTCTGTTATATTCAGCTTCTGTGATAATATTTCTATCACGTAAATTCTGTAACGATTTGTTTTGTACATTAGAAAAATTATCAATTTCAGCATATAAAGCAGCAATTTGTGTTTGTGTTGCGTTAGAAAGAGTTTCTTGAAGTAAACCTTCTAACCCCTGTGCTATCGTAACAGATAATGACTCTATACCAGCTTGTATTTCAGGTGATATTTCTGTTATTTTTTGTAATAATCCAGTACCATCTTTATTTGTTAATAAATTATCCAAAATACTGAAAGATTGTCCAACAGTTCCCATTTTAGAATAAAAATCTACAGCATCTGTATATGATTCTAAGTATAATTTATCTATTCTTTCTTTTTCTTTTTCATCTAATTCTTTATTTTTATCAGAATATTCTTTACGTTTAGCAAATGATTTAGCTAACATGTCTTCACGTTCTTTATCAGCTTTTTCAACTAAATCAAGATATGCTTTAGCAAATTCTGTTTGTTTCTTTAATCTTTCTTCGTTTGCTTTTGTGACTATTCCTAACTGTTTACTAACTTCAGCACGTTGTTTTTCAGTTCTTGCTTTTGCTGCTGCTGTAGCTTCAGCAGCATCTTTTTTATCTTTTTCTTTTTGTTTATCATTTGTCTTCTTAGCTAATATATCTAACTTAGCGTATGCTTGCTTTTTAATTTCAGCTATTTCATCTGCTTCGGCTTTTGTAAGTTTCTGTAATGCTTTACCATATTCTTTAAAGTCTTTAAATTGTTTTTCGTTTAAATTTTTTCTTTCTTTAGCATATTTTTCTAATGTTTTTTTCCTTTCCTTAGTAGCCCAGTCAGATATTTTAACAATTTCGGCTTCTTGTTCCGTCATCTTTCCATTTAAAACATTTAACTCTAAATATAAATCTCTTGTACCCTGTACTCTTTCTTTGTAACTATCTGCTAATTCTTTACTTAATTTTACACTTGCTGCTGTTAATTTATTGTTATCCATCATAGTTTTAGTCAACATATATATAGCACTACCGAAAGCTAATACAGCAGTTACAATAAGCATAATCGGGCTTGCGTTCATAGCAGCATTCCATAACCATTGCGCTGTTGTAGCTATTCTTTTTGCTACACTAACCTTAGATACAACAGCAGCTTCTACAACATTAGCGGCGATTTCTTTTTCTTTTTCACGTTGTATAATCTTTGATAATGTTAATTCTTTTATTTTAGCGTAATAATATAAATAAACGGATTTTAATCTACCAGAATCACTTAGCTCTTGTAGAAGCATGGATACGGATATTAAAGCGTTAAATTGCTTTTGTAGTTCCTGTAGTTTTTTATTTTCACTACCAAATACTGTTTGTGCTGCGGTTATAGCAGCAAAACCAGTAGCAACAGGTCTTAAAGCTGTACCAATATTCCCCCACTTATCCCCTGGATCGATTTTTAAACTGTAATTTAAATCATCTATCTTACCTTTAATTTCACCCATTCTATTAACAACCTGACGCTGTTTATCCGCTGGTAATATATCTAAATCAATCTTTTTTAATTCAGCTAATTCTTTTTTTAACTGACTAAGTGATGAACTTAATTCACCAGTATTTACATTAACATCTATTTGTACTTGGTTCTTTACAGTTGTCATTCTAATATCTTATTTTTCATCTTAAATTCAAGAAATATTATGTCATAATCTCTTATAAAATCATTTATTGTAGTATATGGACTTTGTAACATCGTTATACTGGTCTTTTTTACTATCTTTATAAATGATTTAAATGACATTATATTACCAAACTTATTTATAGTATATAGTTTACGCATTTCTTTTATGTCTTCGGGTGTATAAAAAGGTTTTATTTCTTTTTTATATTCTGGGTAAGTAGTATAAATGAACATATTATATAATATTTTTATATTATCTTCATGTTGTTGCTTTAATTCTGATAGTTCTTTCATATTATTTATTATTTTTTACCATAACACCCACACAAGATGTACATTAAGAAATCTTGCGTTAGCGTTACCACCGTTTACATCTACTGATATTTCAATACCGCTACCATTTACAAATATTCTATTAGTATTATTATCATTATCTGATGCTGTACCCGTTGTAGATACCTGTAAATCTGTATCTAAAGCTTTTATACTATTATTCATAATATTTATAAGAGGTTGTGTTGAAGTATCATCTTCGAAATGTTTTGCTTCTACTACAACAAGTGTTGATAGTCCGTGAAAAAACTTATGTAATAACTTATTATCCTCAAATAAAGTAGTTGTTCCAGTAGTATCATATCTATCTATATAATAATGCTCTTTAATAACTCTTGTCATATCACCATATTCAACTATTATATTACTTAATGTTGGAACTATATTACCTCTAATATCTAATTGGAAAAAAGTTGGGTTGCTTGGATCATCATAATTTGCGTTTTCAGCGAGATATCCGTAATACCAATCATTTCCAGCGTAAGATAAAGTTTCATTATCAGGTTTCCAACCATCATCATCGTCATACCTCCACCTGACTGGTCTACCTTTCCTTAATATTTGGAATAGTTGAAAATGTGATTTACTAACATAATTATCTAGTGGTGTATTACATTGAATTGTATAATTATCTTTTCCTTCTATACTACTAAAATATATATTCAACGAAGACCATTCTTCTGAAACTGGACCAGTTAAAGGTTCAATTTGATAGTTTCTTTTTCCAGCATAGTCATATGTTGTTCCAGGTTGAAAATATGGTTTAAATATATTTTCATTATAATGAAAACTACAATAATCATCTGATTGGTTTGGTGGAACAGATTTTAAAGATTGTTGTGCTATAAAACCTTCATTTATTAAACTATAATTTGATGTATCTACAAGTGTTGAACCACTTTTATTTGTTCCTAACCAAGCACCATTACCAACGATTGGAATCAAAAACGTAGGACTACCTGCATAAGTTAAACCACTAAACCATAAACTTTCACCAGAACCACCGCCTCCAGAAGTACCTGATGTTCCAGCAGGTCCAGATGAGCCACTTGTACCAGATGAACCGTTTATACCAGACGAACCATTTATACCAGATGATCCACTTGTACCGCTTATACCAGACGAACCATTTGTACCATCATCACCACTTTCAACAAATGAATGTATTAAATATCTGTTAAAACCAGATCCATTGAATATATTATCTGAAATATTTATTATTAATTCATTTGACCAGGTAACCGCACTCACATGTATATGTCTGTAACTAACACCAGATACAAAATTAGTTTGTTGATCTAAAACTTTAAATATTACAAATTTTGTACTGTCGTGTTCATTAAATAATCTCAAAAATCCTTTTGGTGTGTGTGAAGATTCTGTATATGTATCTAACCATTTATTTACATTATTACCATTTACATCGTTTTCACGGTAGGTTAAAAATGTCATAGCTGTGACCGATGGAGTATAAGAATCTGAATATACTCCACCATAACTACCATTATATGTACTTAAATATATTTGTTCATTCGCATATGATGGAATATTTGGATAAATATAACCAACACTATCCATTTGGTAATCAAACTTTAATGAATTTCCACCAAAAACACCACTTTTACCGCTTGAACCAGATACACCAGATGTACCAGATGAACCACTTGAACCATTTTTACCTGATGTACCAGATGAACCAGACAAACCGCTTGATCCTGACGAACCATCAGAGCCTGATGTACCAGATGAACCTGTAGCACCAGATGTACCGCTTGATCCATTTTTACCTGATGTACCAGAAGACCCAGCACTACCTGATGTACCTGCTGAACCTGATGAACCAGCACTACCTGATGTACCTGCTGAACCTGATGAACCAGCACTACCTGATGTACCTGCTGAACCTGATGAACCAGCACTACCTGATGTACCTGCTGAACCTGATGAACCAGCACTACCTGATGTACCAGATGAACCTGTAGTACCAGAAGACCCAGATGAACCATTTTTACCTGATGTACCTGCTGAACCTGCTGAACCTGATGAACCAGCACTACCACTTGTACCAGAAGAACCATAGAAATTACCATCAACACCAGATGAACCAGACGAACCTGATGTACCATTTAAACCTTCAGTCGCACCACTTGGGGGTCTCCATACACCACGACCTTCACTATCAGCTGTTAATACATACCCTGTAATATCACTTCCACCATCTGTTAAAGTTCCACCTGTACGTACCCAAATATCATTAGTAGATAACCAGGTGTAATTATATAAATTTCTTGAATAATTATAATCACTCATAAAGTGTGATGTGTGTTCTGTATGTCCTGTCATTTTATTTTATATTGATATTTTTTCTATAAATATTATTTCTACACTTCCATAAGTCCTGTAAAAAACATCTAATAATTCCTGTGGTGATACAGCAAGTATATTTACTTGATAAAAATTTTCATCTATTCTATATTCAACTCTATATTCCATTATATATTATATATTTTTAAAAGTATGTTATTATCATAGCTATACCTTGCGCACCGTTACCACCACTTCCACTATTACCAGTATCATTTGTGGCTCCACCGCCACCAGCACCGCCACCTCCATACAAACCACCATTTCCACCATTTCCAGCGTTAGTAGTAGTAGATCCGTTACCGCCTCCACCACCTCCACCTCCACCTACATATGAAGATGTGTAATTAACGCCATTTCCACTTGTAGTAGCAGCACCGCCAGGGTTTCCAGACCAGTTACCAATACCGCCAGAAGCTCCATTAGTTATCACATCCCCCGCTGTTACACCACCACCAGCAGCACCTGAACCACCAGTCCACCGACCAACAACTCCAGCTGATGCGACTTGGGATGAACTAACAGCACCACCAGCAGCCCCAACTTCTAATGTATATTTACCAGTAGCAGTTCCACCAGCAACCGATGTCTGGTTTCCACCAGCACCACCACCTCCTCCACCAGCAACTAATAAAGTCCCGAAAGATGTATCACCTCCAGCTGTACCCGCACCACCAGGTGTTCCGTTTGTCGTTTTTCCTGGGTTTCCACCTCCACCAGCACCTATAGTTACAGTTACTCCTGTTGGTACTTGAACGCTTGAAAATGTCATAATTGAAAAACCACCAGCAGCACCTCCACCACCACCAGATCTTGCGGACAATCCAGCACCTTTACGTCCTGAACCACCTCCACCACCTCCACCGATAAGTGCTACATATATAGATGTTGCGCCACTTGGTTTTATCCAATAAGTCGAACCTGTTAAAATATCTATTCTAACTTGTGTACCACCACCACCGCCACCAGAAGTTCCTGATGTACCAGCAGAACCTG